ATCTTCCTCCATTATAGTAACTTCGTCGTGTTCTCCAGATACGTCAGGAGTATCTTCTGTGATAACTCCTGAATCAACTTTCGTGTAAAGATCTAGGAAAGCTTCTTTTGTATCTTCATCGAATCTAGAAATACAAAGATCGATAGCTTTCATTCTATCTGAGAAGATAGAAAAGGTTTGTACAACGTGGCAAAGCCTACGTGTAGAAATAACTTCATCAACACCATCGTCGTAAAACGTTTTACGGATAATATCTGCCCATGTAACCAATCTATCTACAAATTCGTTATCTTTGCAACCAAACTTATCCATGTGCTTATTAACAATTTTCTTTTCTATTGATAAAGAAGGAAATTGTTGGTCGATAGAGATAGTAAATCTTTCTAAGAAAGCTTCATCGATTATAGAAGCTGCTGTAAATCTTCCATCTTCGGAACCTTTACCTTTTGTGTTAGCAGTTGCGATAACATTAAAACCTTTTGCAGGTTCGATTGTTTCACCAGTTTTCTTAACAAGAACTGGTTTACCTTCGAGAATACCTTGAAGACACATAATCTTGTTTGTAGCTCTATCGATTTCATCGAGTAGAAGTACTGCGCCATTTTCCATGGCTTTTAGTACTGGACCTTTACAGAAAACGGTTTCGCCGTTTATAAGTCTAAATCCACCAAGCAAATCATCTTCGTCGGTTTCAGGGTTAATTTGAACCCTAATAAATTCTCTGCCTGCTTTTGCACAAGCTTGTTCAACCATAAAGGTTTTACCATTTCCAGATAGACCGGAAATGTATGTAGGATAAAACATTTCTGATTTTACGATTTTTAATATATCCGAATAAGGACCCCATGCGACGAATGTTGGATCTGCTTTTGCAAATGTTCTTTCGTCATTACCAACAGAAGTAACTGTGGAAGCTAGTTGAACTGCTGATGCAGGAACTGGATCCGAAGCAGTTGGAACTGGTTCAGGTAATAATCCATCTAATGAGTAAGTACCAATCTTAACTCTATTTTCTGGGGTTAATAAAGGATAAAAATCCTTTTGCGTATAGCCAAAAGACTTAGCAATATCTTCGATGATTGCTCTACGGAAGTCTGTTTGACCTGGAAATTTTCTAGATATTTCTTCCAGAATAATTTGGGTTGATTTTTTCATTTCTTTCATAATATATTTAACTCCTTATTTTTTAATATATAGTGGGTATTATACCACGTTTCAATGGGATTGTAAATCCCTCTTTCGTGAACTTTTCGTGAATTATGCGACCTCCTTACCAAATGAAGTCATTAGAACTTTATTTAGTTTTTTACCTTTGGAATGCTTTTTAAAAGCGGTCCTTAGTTGGCTATCGGATTCAGTTCCGAAAGTTTCGAAATCTTCGTTTTCTGCTTTTAGTGTTTTACCACCTTTTAGCAAATAGTATTGGTCGTAACCAAATACGTTTTGTTTAGAAACACATTTGTTTTTTCTGTATTCTGCTGCACATTCTTTTTTGAATTCATCTAGGTATATGTTGTCATCTTCAGAACTAACTTCTTCTTTTAAACGCCATATTCTATCTCTCCAATGCTGATTATTATCTGCCATAAAGAAACCAATTGTTTTAGTATTATATCTTTTTTTAATATTTTCAAGTAAAGCTTTAGTCGAATTATATCTGCTTTTTGTTTCACAAATTTTACCATCGATTAATATTTTGTATCCACCGTTGTAATAGTTTGTTGTATCTAATTTTTTATCTTCCATGTTTCTAGATTGAATAACAGATAATCCATTACTATCACCATCTGTGAAAGCAACAAAATTCATTTTCTGAACTTGGTGCTTAGCTTTAAAAGCTTTTATTAAATAATGAGAAACAATTAATGCTTGGTTAAGAGGTGTTGAACCATATTCTTCGTATGGACAAAGTGACTCATAGTGCCAGTATTGATTAGAATTTTTTCTACCATACATGTGACGAAGTGAATCCTCGAAGTCTTTTTTCTTAAGAGAAGAAGAACAAACTAATGGCATAGATAATCCATCTATGTGCATATCACCGTCGTTATGGTGACGTAAAGGATTTGTGCTTTCATCGTGATATCTTTTAAATCTTGGATTAGTGCTAGTAAAACCATAAACGTCAAAAGGTATATTAACTGCTTTACAGAATAAAACTAAGTGAAGAACCTGATCCATAACATAAGGCATTGATTGATGCATAGAACCAGAATAGTCGATAAGAAATATCATACCATGGTTTTTAGCATCTGCTAATCTTGTTACTTGAGAAAATATATCTTCTGAAGTTTTATAAGACCAGAGTTTGTTAACATCTAATCTACCTGTTTTAGCAGTTGTTGCTCTTGTGTATTGGAAAGCAGCTTTTCTTTGTTCGAATTCTTTAACAGCAAAGTTAACTGCTTTTTTAGATTCTTTTAAGTAAGCTTTAAATCCAGCGTATTTGTCAGCATCTGCATTTCGACCGTATTCTTTTCTTTCTTCTTGTAGGGTTTTATAATCTATAACAGCAGCTTCTAAATGATCTTTTCTTAATTTGTTAATAAAAGTTTTTTGGTTACCATCTTCGTCTTTATCTAAAAGTTTTTCTTCTGATCTACGGTGACATTCGTCTGTCAACGAAACATCTTCTTGATATTCAGGTTGATTAGATAGTTCAGTATTTTCTGTGTCACCTTCTTTATCAAATAAATTTTCTTCATCATCTTCTAAACCAGCTTCTCCTTCTTCCTCGTCTAAATCGCCTTCCATATCTTCTCTAAAAGCTTGGTCTTCTGCTTTTTCATCTTCAGATTTAGATTCTTCGCCAGGTGCTGATTCCATATCGTCGTGACCTTGAGGTAAATCTTCTTGGTCTTCGTTAACTTGCGGTGTATCTTTTGGTGGTTCACCTTGTGGTTGTAATAATTCTGGTTGATTTTCTTTTGTAAAAGCTAATATATCTTTTGCTAATTGTACAACTTCATCGAATGTTTCTGTTGTTAAAGATCTTTTAAGGAATACTTCTTCTTCTGGTGTAAAAGGAACTTCTGCTAAATGACCTAATTTAGTTTTAATATTTATTTTATCGATAAGCTTAATATCTTTCCAATCCATAGAATCTACATCGCCAAAGAAACCTTCTGCTTTTAGAACCTTATATCCACGAGCCATAGGACCAACTAATCCTGGATATATGTTTTGGATAAATCTTTCTATACGAGCATCTTCACATACGTTAAGATAAGATCTTGGAGCACCTTCTAATTTTTCTGGGCTATCGTGCCAACCTTCGAATGGTGTATGTAATGCGTGGGAAACTTCGTGACCAACTAATAAGTCGTAAACATCTTTACCCATATCTTTCCATAAAGGTAAACCAAGGACACGATCTTTTACATCGAACCAAGCAGTATGATAATTACCATGTTGAATAGTAATGTTTTCCTTAGCTAGTAGCTTTGGTAATATTGAACTGTGATGCATTAAAACTCCTTACTTTTTTAATTTATAGTGTATATTGTACCGTATTTTTAGTCCTTTGAGAACCCCCTAAATTGAAAGTTCACGTAAAGTTCACGTAACTATTTATCTGATTTTAGAGAAGTTTTTAGATTTAAAAAACTCTATTTTAGACCTAAATTTGTTTTCTAGTACATCACCTTTATGTGAAATAATAAAGGTATTCGAATCTGAATCTAGTGTATCTAATATCTTAGTTAAACTATCTACACCGTCGTGGTCCAGAGAACTATCAAATGTCTCGTCGAGTATTAAGAGATTTGTTGCTGCACTGTTTTTTAACTTAGCTATTTGTCGCCATGTAAAGAGGAGACTTAAATCTATTCTTTGTTTTTCTCCTTCTGAAAACGATGCATAATTGAAACTATCTCTATGGCGAGATCTTATTGTTTCATTAAAGTTTTCATCTAAATGGAAAGCAACAAAGAAATCTAATATTTGTAAATACTGATTAATTAATCTATTCATAACAGGTAAGTATTGTTTTATTACTTTAGTTTTAATACCTGTATCTTTTAACATTTCCCCGATGACTTCATTATATGTTCTTTCTTCTACATACTCTAGTTTCTTTTCGGTTATCTCTTCTTTGGATGTACGGAATTCTTTTAGTTCTTTTTTAGCTGTTCCAGTATCTCCAGTTTGGCTATTTAATAGATTAATTTCTTTTTGTATTTTATCTATCTCTTTTTGTATTACAGAAATCTTTTCATTATTCGAATTAATCTTTTGTTGTTTTTGTTGCAACGTATTTAGTTTATTAGATATATCTTGTAATTCTTTTTTTAGGGTTTTTAATTCTTTTTCTAAACTAGCTTTTTCTTGCTGTACACCTTTTGCAGTATTCTGAATTATTTGTATTTTCTTTTCTTTTAATTCCGGTCCTACATCTTGGTCACACGTTGGACAATGATCGTTCTCTTCGTAAAACCTTGCTTGTTCTACTAAGTCTTTTATTTTTTGATTGTAGTTTAGATCTAAAGAATTTAGTTGTGATGTTTGTTTTAAATTTTCATTTTGTTTCTTTTGCTGATCTTTTAATAATGTTTCTAAGTTCTTACCTAATTCTCTAGACTCTTCAAAAGCTTCTTTAATTGTTCCTTTATGTACTTTAATCGAATCTCTTTTCTTGTCTATTTGATCTTGGTTTAAAGATTGTAAATCTTTTATATATTTACTTTGTCCAGTTATTTTAGTTTTCAATAAATCTATTTGGTGATTAATATCTACTAACTCATCTCTTATCTTTGTATTACGTTCTTTTAATAATGTATTCATTTTAGAAAATATATTAATATCCAAAAGATCTTCTATTACACTTCTTCGGGACCAAGCAGGTAATTGCATAAATGGAATAAAAGAACTAGATCCTAATACAACTACTTGGTGAAACGATTTATGATTTAGTTTAAGTATATTTTGTTCTAAGAACTTTTGATAATCTCTAGCATTCGATGCTTGGTTTATCATATTACCGTTTTGCCATATTTCAAATTTAGCAGGTTTAATTCCTCTTACTATTTTAAAATGCTGATTTGCTATTTCAAACTCAACAGTAACCTCAGTCTTCTTTTGATTAATAGAATTAATTAATTGTGCTTTATTAATATCTCTATGTGGCTTATTAAAAAGTGCAAAAGACATTGCATCTAATAATGTAGATTTACCTGCACCATTTTGTCCAACAATTAATGTTGTAGGTGATTTATCTAATTGTATTTTAATAGGATCACTACCAGTGGATAGAAAATTCTTCCACTCACATGATTTAAAATGTATCATAATATTTCCAGATTCTGTGCTTCAGTATATAATTTCCTCAATTCGACTTTAATATGATCTTTATCTAAGTCTGTTTCTACTGCATCGACATAAGAATCTAGAAGTTGTGTTGTATCTTCCAGGGATATTTTCTCGTCTTCAACGCTTTCTCCCAGATACTCTTCGAAAGATTCTGCAATCTTTAATTCGTATGTTTCAATGCTATTTAATTTATCAATAAACTTATCAAACATATATAAGTCATTTTTATTTATAACAATTAATTTAATAAAATGTTTTTCGTATTCACTAACATCTACATCGTTATAATCTACTTTACTATCATCATATACTATCTTTTTAAATATAGATATAGGATTTCTTACTGCTTCTATTTCTCTTGTTTCAGTATCAAGTATATGAAAATATTTTGGATCGTCTACATCTGCCCAAGTAAATTCCATTTGTGAACCTAAATAAGTAACATTTTCTTTTGTTGATTTAGTATGGAAATGCCCAGATAAAACCATTTCAAACCTAGAGAATATATCAGCATTCATACCGTGTGGATTCGGCATACCTGCCATCATATCGAAACCTTTTAATTCTAAATGTGCGCCGAGTATAGGTGCTTTACAATTTAAAGCCCACTTTGTATATTGTTCATAGTTAGCATTATTAATCCACGGTATAACAGCAACTCCAAGACCATTATAATCTAGAACAGTTGGTTCCATAATGATATTAACATTTGATGTAAAATATCCGAGAAGTTCTTTGAGAGAACAAAGCTCGTTAGTGTTCTTGAAATAGACATCATGGTTGCCGGGAATAATGTCCATAGTAATGCCAGCATCGCGCATAGGTTCAAGGAAATGCTTACGGTTAGCATTGAGCGCTTTGAAATTGACAAATTTCCGATGCTCGTAATAATCTCCGAGATGTAAAATGTTCTTGATATTATGTTTATGTAAATAAGGAAAAAATATTTCTTCATAGAATCTTTCTTGGTATTGTAAAAAAATATCCGATGAATTTCGGACACCACAATGCGTATCGTTTAGTATAGCTACTTTCATATTACCTCATGAAAAGTTCTAGCTTTTCTCTTTCCTTTTCTTCTTTTGCAAACTCTTTTATTGCTTCGTCTTTCTTTCGAACAGTACTTATTCTTTGTCTTAAAGTATCTACGTAATTCATTGTTGCTTCTGCGCCTTCTTCGTCCATACCCATTTGTACAAAGTCTTCGATACCCATTTTTTCAATAAACTTAAATTTAATGTCTTGTTGCTTTTTCTCTTTCGTAATTCTACGGATAAAAGCATAAAAACATATTTGTGTAAAATAACTAAATGCGTTTGGGTTTCCAGTTCTTGTTGCGGTTTCTATATTATAATTATATATTGCTCTTAAACAATTTTCAACCCCATCCATAACCATTTCTTCCCGGTATGTATAACGTACAAAGTTTGGTCTATGGGATAATCCTTCTGCGATCTTTATAAAACATCTTGCAATATAATCTGGGACCGTAGGTATTGGTTTATCTTTCTTTCTTTGTTTGTCACATGCTTTCACATATTCTACAACTGCTAATGAAAACTCTTTATTGTTTATATAATGAGCTTTATTCTTTTTTGTTGCCATAATTCTATATCTCCATAATTTAAATAGAATGTTATATTATACCATAGTTTTAACTAAATGTAAATCCCCTAAATTTATTTTTGCTAGGGGGTTTACAAAATGCATTTTTTATGATATAATATTAGAGTATCCTGGGGATAGGAGAGTACTAATGAATAGTCTTCTTATTTGTGTCCCCTGATATAAACAAATCATTTATTTCTTCGTCCAATATTGAATCTTCTAATTCGTTGAGAAGTTCTTCACTTGGGCGGTTGGTCATCTTTTTAACTGGTTTAGGTGGATTATCTTTTAAACTTAATACAAATTTTATATAAGCTTCTTTTATATCGTTATCAACCTGGGTAGATTGTACAACGTTGTGAAACTTAACTTTATAATTGTCTTCTTTTGAAAAAGGAAACCAAGGTGAAAAGGAAAAACCACCAAGTAAAGCATTACTTACTTGTACTGGAGTTCCTAAAAACCAGTTGTCTTTATTCTTAGAATTAACTGCAGCTATTATCTGATCGCCGTTAATTAATTTAAAATGTCTTATTTGTACTTCTTCTTCCATTTAAATATTTACCTCGTGTAATTCATAATCAAATTTTTCTTTAGAATATATCTTTATTCTTTCAGCAGCATGTTCTAATGTATAATTCTTTTTCGCTTTCCAATGAAGATCATCTGCTATATCAAATACTTTTGTATCTCTATCACTCTTTCTCAGTCCTCTCCCTATAGATTGTAATACACGAATCTGACTTTTCGAGGGAGAAGCAAATATTAAATTATGTAGTCTCTTTATATTTATACCAGTTGAAAACGTACCTAGTGAAGCTACAATAATAGCATTCTTTTCTTTTTCAGTTATCGCTCGTACGCTCTCGCGCGTGTCCACGTCCGTCTCGCCCGAGACATAAAAAAGCTTTCTTTTTTTACCTTTAAGTTTTTCTTTTAATATGTTATGTAAGGGTTTACCATGCTTTTCGACGTAATTAAACAGGATTAAAGTATTACCTTCTTGGTCTATAGCTAAGTTAGATATAAAATTATTTCGTGGTGTATATCTAACAATAAAGTCTAATTCTTCTTGGTATTTTAATTTAGATATTTCTTTACAATGTTCTTCTTTATATTTTAATAATAACATATTAATATCTAATTTAGCTAATTGGTCTGAATCAATCAGATCTTTTGTTGTAGTTACTTTTTTAACTGGACCAAATAATCCTTCTAATACTAATTGGTGGGTTTGTGTACCATCTAATGTACCAGTTGTTCCTATTCTATATTCTGCTTCAGTACATTTTTCCATAATAGATGTTAGTGACTTAGCTTTAAACTGGTGTGCTTCATCACCGATAACCATACCAAAATGTTGAAAAAATTGCGCCGGTTTTTTGTATATAGATTGCCATGTAGATATAACTACTCTTTCAAATATTGTTCCTTTTTCCATTCCACCGTGTATTTTTCTACACCATTCGTCTGTATGAAAAGAATCATCTTTCATACTATAATCTTCAAAGTCAGAATACATTTGTTCTACTAATGATATAGTAGGAACTATTATTAATATCTTTTTACTTGGGTCTTTATCTATATACCATCTAGAAGCTAAATAAATAATTAAAGATTTACCAGATGCAGTTGGTGACAAGAGTAATGAATTTTTGTGTGTTAGCGAGTGTCCTAGAGCGTCTAACTGATAGTCTCGAGGTGTTATCGGTATTTGATTAGATGTTATACTTAACTTATCTAACCATTCTTTATTAATATAGGATTCATCTGTTGTTGGTTCTAACACTCCATATTGTTTAGAAGGGACCGTTAGGACTTCGTATTCACGGTGTAAGGCAAACTCTTTTAGATACTTATACAAACCAATATACAAAGTTTTTTTACGTGAATCAAACAGGCGAATTTTACCATCCCAATATTTGTTACGATATGCTGGCATAAATTTATATCCAGGAACAAAGAAACAGAAATGTTCTGCTAACTCCATTTCAATACTAGGATCAGTTTCAATATACATGAAAGCATGATTTTTCTTAGTAATTTTTATTTGATCCATTATATAAGTTGTTTTAATCTCTTCACAGTACTATTTATATCAGTACAAAGATAATGGTTTATATACCATTCTATAAATCTATTACAATATAAAGGATCGTGCCAAGATAAGTCAGTAACTAAATTACTTAATTGTGTTAAGGATTGTAATTTTTTAGTTGCCCAATGATATTCTGGCCAACCATAAGAGATAATAGGAACTCCATGCATTAAGCATTCTATACCAGCTGTGCTATTTTCAAGTATCGCGACGCGCGTACGCGGGAGAAAATCATGAATAAGATTATATCCTGTTCTTACATCGACACCAGAGTCATTCCATTTATTTATTAATTGATGTTCCCATTGGCTTTTAGGTTTCCATCTAGGATGTAATTTAAGAACTATATTTTTAAAAGCATGATACTTTTGATTATAAAGTAGTTTATCTATAATCATCTCTACTTTTTTTAAATGGTTACCAAAACTAAATCCATTTACTGTTTCATCATCTGGCATTTGTGCAATAACTAATACATGGTCTTCTGGTATATTTTTTGCAGGTACCCATTTTAATAAAATGGAATCATCCCATTTATTAGTCTTTCTATGTTTTAAATCTTGAATTAAATCCCAACGCATTTGTTCAATGTCTTCGTTTAATTCTGGTTTTTCAAAAGCTAATCTAGAACTATTTGCATATCCATCTCTATCTAAAGCAAAGTGTTCAGCTGTTGGTCCTGTTGGTTTAAGTATTATAGCTGATTCTTCGTCTGTAGCTATATGGTTAAAGAAGTTAATTTCTGCAGCTTTTTTAGTTTCTGTATGACCAAGCTGGTTCATCGCGGCTCTTACTATATCGTAATAGCGATTAAAAGATTCAAATTTGTGTTGGTGTATTCTATATTCCACTGGTAAATTTACGCCACTCAATCATATTTTTAATGGTCTGATGTCTCCATTTAATACTATCTAATATTTCTTTTAGTGTGGAACATAATTCTTCTTGGTATGCTATCTTTTTTTGATGTTCTTGTATAATAGGATCGGAATCATAATACTTATCCATATCGGATTTAAGTACAGTTAATCCATTTAAAGGATCGTAACTCCATCCTTTTTCATCTAATTCTTCTTGGGATAATTTACCGTTATAGTGATTAAACTTATCTTTTAATAATACTTTAAAATCTAATTCTAATTGTTTTAATTTAAGTCTACTAACACTATGTAGTTCTAAGTATTTTGAATGTAATTTTGCTGTCTCTCTAGATGATTCATCCAGAGCCATCTCGTCAATTACATTATCTTTCTTCCACATTTCAAGTACATTTTCTAAATTCATAACGTATATTATACCATATTTTTAGGGAAAAGTAAACCCCTATGTTCTAAACTCAAATGATGTGTATTTTAATACTAGGTCGGCTTGTGCGTATTCTATGTCGGTTGTTTGGGTATTAAACTCTACAGCACTTAGGGATACTGGAAATACCCCTGAAAAAGCTATTTCTTTATTTACATTATTATGTGATGATAATATTGCTAAAACTGCATCAAACTTATAATTTTTATCTGCATCTTTTCTTTGCACACTATTAGATAACCAATTAAATGTTTCTATATAGTTTTCCATATTTTCGGTAATATTAAATCTAATAGCAAGATCTTCAAATCCCATACGATCACCTGTAAATGCAAGGTTAACACCTTTATATGGTACTGGGACATCACCCAGGCTAACGCCAGGTAATGTCACAGCTGTGCAAAAATATTCCAAGTTTGGAAAATTTGTGTTATCTATTTTAAAACTAAACCCTACGGGGCTTAGAAAGTTTTTGTTTGTTGTTAATGCCATCTAAAAAATTTTCTTAATAACTTTATTTATTCTACCTGCTTTCATCATATGATGAAATTTAGTCCAGAACGACCTATTGTCTGTTGGATCCGATAACAAAAGATACCACCCTACAAAGGCAAATGGTATCAACAACATTATTGTTGCTTCTATCATACTACTATTTATACGTGTTAAAAAGTAGATATGCAAAAAAAGGGACACCGAAGTGCCCCTTTCTTTGAATTCGAATTGAATCAGAACTTAGTTCATGATGTCATCAATTCTGAAGATTCTGAAGTATTGGTTGCTTCTATCTGAACCGATAGTACCATCAATAGCTACGTAAGGGTTAGCAATCATGCCGTACCTTGTTTTGAATCCCATTCTTGGTTGGAAATCATTCTCACCAACTGCTTTAACCATAGTTAAAGGAACGTATGGGCAGTAGAATATACCAGCGTCATACGGGTTTGAACCTCTGTAACCAACACATGCGAAATCAACAGTTGAATATGGATCAATGTAAACTTTCATTCTGCCATTTAAGACACCTGCGAAAGTGTTACCAGTATCGTCAACATTCAAGTTAGCTGATAAAGCTGGAGTGTAGTCTAGCATTCCTGCAGCTGCTAAAGCTGAAGCAACGTCTGAAGAACAAAGTACAAAGTTACCTTTTCCTCTTCTTGTTTCTTTAGCAATAACGTTAGCTTCTCTTTCGAGTTGCATGATTAGACCTTTGAACTTCTCAACCATCCATCTACCATCTGAGTCAGTTGTGACATCAAATATACCGGATACGGCTGTTGAAGCTTGTAAAGCACCGATTTTAGCAGTTTTTAGAATTGATCTAATAACTTCTCTGTTGATTTCCGCTAGGATCTCAGCAGATAGGATATTAGCTAATTCACCTTCTGCGTCTAAACCGTGAACGGCTTTAAGGTCTTGTGCTAGTTCCATTGTGTACTCAGCTTTTAGTGCTCTTGATTTAGCAGTTACAGTAGCTTTCTCGATTGTGAAAGCCATTTCACCGAATGAACCATCTCCTGATTCACCAACACCTAGTCTTTCCGCGGCTGAGGTAGCTAAACCTGAACCGAATGTTGAGACTGTGTCAGCTTCATCAGCGATTGTTGCGTCAGTGTCTGCATCAGTTACACCAGACAAACCAGTTGGGTCTGCTTGATGAGTACCAGTACCAGAGAAGTCTGTGTCAGCTTCGTCATATAAAGCTTCCGCACCACTCTGTGAACTGTATTTTGACTTCATTGCAAATATTAAACCAGTTGGTCCAGTCATTGGCTGAACACCAGCAATATCATATGCAATCAAGTTAGGCATTGCTCTTCTTACTAAAGAGATTAATACTGGGTCGAAAGTACCAATGTTATTTGGTGCTGAACCTGATCCAATATTGTTAGCAGCTGCTGCCTCGGAAATGTAATTTCCTTGAGCTTGTGCTGATTCTTCTTTAAGAGCAATCTCTTGGTTCTCTAACAGTCTAGCTGTAACAGCTTTTCTGTAGCGATCATCAATACTAGGAGCACTCTCGTGGTCTAGTACTGGGGACCATTTTTCGATTAATTGTGAATCTGCGTTAAACATTTGTTTCCCCTTTGATTACTTATTAAATTTAGTTATAGCCTGAGTGTATCTAGACATAGTGTCGTTAAGATCTTCAGCCGGAGCTTCGTCTTCACCTGCTATGCTGTTTACTTCGTCCACTGATTCACTAACTTCACCTTTGAAGTAGCTTTGTTTGATAGTGTCAACTTTCTGTTGGAAAGAATCTTTAGTATCAAACTCAACATCTTCTGCAAGTTTAGCTAATTTTTCAGCTTCAGTTTCTGCAAGCCCTGAAGAAGCATCTCTTATAATCGTTTCTTTCTCGAAAGATTGAACTTGACTATTTAAAGAAATATTTTCTTCTGTGGATTTATTTAAAGATTCTTCTAGTTCAGATACTTGATCGGCTAAATCGTCGATTAAGTCTTCTTTACCTTCTGGAACCTCAATATAATGTTCTTTGAACACTGCTTGTAAGGAAGTCATAAAGTCTTCAGCAATCTCAGTTTTAAGACCTTGATTGATTGCAACTTCGTTTTCTTTCATCCAACCTTCAACTACGTAGTTTAAGTATGAGTCTACTTTTTCTACTAAGCCTGATTCGATGTCAGTAACTTCGTCTTCCAAGTTTTGCGCATATTCTGCTTCTAAGCGTTCAACTTCTTCTGCAAGTTTGCTAGTAAGCACTGCTTCAAAAATTGTGCCCGCTTTATCACGGAATCCATCTGAAAGAGTAGCTTCTTCTTTGATGATTGTATCTAGATCTTCATCGAAATCAACTTTTTCAACTTTTGCTTTAGCTTTAAGCTCATTTTTCTTTGGTAAAGATTTTTTCATGGCTTTATCGTAATCTGCAACTTCTGAATCGTTGTCTTCATCGACTTCGTCTATTTTCGTCATCTTAGCGAAGAGCTTTTGCGCGTCCTCTTTTCTTGCTGATTTTAACATATCAACAGCTGCTTGAATAACACCAGCTTTAGTTTTAGGAATAGCAACCTCTTTAGGTTGTACGGACTCCTCTTCGTGGTCCATTTCCTTTTTAACTTTAGCTTCTTCTAAATCTTCTGCAGATTCTTCTGAAGCTTCAGCAACTTCTTCTTGTGTTTCTTCAACAACTTCCTCTTCAGTACCTTCGACTACTTGTTCTTCATCGTTAAGTACTTCATCAGAAGCTTGCTCAGATATGTCTTCAGCGTTTTCTAAGTTATTTACGTCTTCTGACATGTCGTTTTCTCCTATTTATTTAGAGTTTACAAGTTTCGAGAGGAAATTTTTAAATGCGCGAATCTCTATATCCGAGGATACAGTATTCTTTGCTGTCTTTATTTCAGTCTCAATTATTTCAATGTCTTGTGCTTTTAGTATTCCATTGTCCCATACCCATTCTACTCCTTCCATAATTCCATTAACGAATGCTTCTGGAGCGGATGGATCCTGGACAATGTCTACGGTGGCTAACATAAAGTCTTTACCAACGTAGCTAGTACCATTCTTTTGCACAAGGCTTCCCATTCCACGACTTGATACACCAAGCTTAACTCCCCCTTCAAGCAAACCTTCAACGATTTGCCCCATTGGAGTTTTAAGGATTGATGCTTTTCCTATAACATTACTTCCGTCCCATTTGAGTTCAGTAATCTTATGTGAAACTTTATCTAGATTAACAGTTGGCCCTTCTGGATGATTTAACTCTCCAACTGCTCTTCCAGTAGAAACTTGCTCTTTGATGTATTTCTCAACAGCAGCTTCTAAAATCTTTTTTTCGTATATACGGCCGTTTCTATTCTTTGCATCGGCCTGCATGAATACACCTTCAATAACATGGCTTTTATTACCTTTTTTATCTTCGGTAATATAGCTTTGTAAATTACTATCGTTATATTCTGCGATTAATTTCATAGTTGTCCTATTCTTCTTCTCCAGCTTCTGCTTCGATAGGTTCTTCAACTGGCTCGATACCAGCTTTTCTTTGAACCATCGTAGAAGCTAGCTCTACTTTTTTTGCATCCAAAGAGTCCTGCATTTTGTCAGCCATTGCTGAATCAAAACTCTTTTTCGCGTTTACATTATCAC